GTTCAAGCCCTCGTCACGTTCGGCTATCTCATCGGCTAGCTGACTTAGGTTTACGCTTTCCATTTGCGAAACCCTCCTCTACTGCCGCCAATATCTGATTGGTCGAACGTGTTATTGCCTTTTTCAACTCCGTGAACTCCTTGGTTCGCAAACCGCAGTTCATGATAAGCTGGTCGCGTATGACGTTGCAAGCATGGTCAAGAGTGGACGGGTACTTCCCCGTGTCCTTCCATTCCATGACTTCTTCGCCGGTGTCTCGACGAGTGGTCACACCCCACTCGTAAATGTTATAGCATAGGTGATTCGAATATGGGACTATCTTGTAAAGATTGTTACCGTCCGCATCGCATATAGTCCACTCCAAATCACCCGTGTCCTTAGCTTGTACGCTCATAATAACCTCGCATTTGGTTCTTAAGTCGAACAGCATTGATCAAATCTGTATATTCTTCGTCATCGACACCATAAAAACGAAGAATACTTTCACACACATGCATAACGTCGATGAGTTCCATCAAAGCGTTCATTCGCTCAACGCATGGAGCAAATCTATCGTTGGGAGCAACAGACATTCGAGCTGCTTCATATACGTCCATACTTGCTTTTACTTCTTCGATTTCTTCGTCAAGTTTCGCCATAAGAGACCTGTTCGAAACATCAAGCTTTAGTTTAATTCTCGGGAACAAGTACCCTCGATTTTCGCTCAGCTTCAATATGTTCCACCTCCTCTATCATAAAATCTATATACTTACGTGCTTTAAGCAAATCTTGCTCGATTCCTTTATCCTCGTAACGCCAAATATATTTGAGCACATTGCCGCGACAATAATCTCGGTAACCTTTTGAACCAAGCATTCCTCGAATGGCTTCGATGCACTCCATACCATCAGGTTCTTGGGCGTAATGCGAAGGATGATTTACGTTATCTGTCATACTGTCAGCATTGCGATAACGGACGTAACCAGGAACCACATGAGCGCTACCATTGCGCTACCAGCTGCGATACCTTTGAATTTGGACGTAACCTTCGGAGGCTTAACTACGGCTATGTCACAAAAAGTGTCCATAAAAAGCGCAATACACCCGCTGACGCCAGCAACAGCACCGAATAGAAGTGTGATAACTCCCATAACTTGAACCATTATACAACCCCTTTAGCCAACATCCAACCGATCAACATGCTCATCAAGCAGATAGCGATCCACAGGGTTACTAGCTGTGGTGGCCACTTATGCATCGCTCTCACCAGCCATGAAGTCCATGAGTACTTTGAGGCCGTACATTTCACCGTCCAAATCGCCCAGCGCCGCGCAGCACCGAATGTAATTGCTGACCTCCATGATCAACTTCCAACCTTTGATGACGAGTTCATTGTAAGGAACCGACCGATCATCCACTATGGATATGTACTCTTCCATCTTCTCCTTGACGAGGTCTCCCTGCTTACCGGTCACGGCAATGGCCTCGCCAAAGCATTCCGTTACGCTCTCGTTAAGCTCATGCGGATTCTCAGCTTCAATCTGATTGGCAGCCTCGTTCCAAGCCTGTGTTAGCTGGGCATTGTTGTTAGGCGGGAATGGATATTCCATCCGTACCTGATAATTCGTAGCCATAGTTCTCCCACGCACCTTCCTTAAAATCGTTCTTCGACAACAGATACACTCGATTCGACAGACGATAGAATGATATATCATCAGTGCCGAAATTGTCAAGGGCGGCAGCGAACATCGAATGTGCGATGCCCATGAACCGCTCTTGATCGAAGTCTGCTGTGAACACCAGTCCTTCGATAGGTTCGTCACCCTCTTTGGGGGTCATAATGAAAATGGCCGGACATTTCGTATCCACAGCAAAGCGGAACAAAACCCCGGCCATCAACGTTTCGATAGATGACAAACCTTGCGCGGCTTCGTTGAATTTGCGAAGCTCGACTTGCTTCCCAAGTTCTCGAAGCCGCACCGTAGGCAGAAATGCTATCAATTCTTAGCGAGTAGTGCCGCTGCGATGATGAGCACGCACGCGAAGGACAACCCCCCAACTCCGAATGCGGTAAAGATCACCATCCCAAGCCAACACAAAAACAAGTAAGCTAACACTGAAATAGCCAAGCAAGCTATCACGCCAAGAATTCCACCGATGATCTTGACTGCGTTCATGATTAAGCGTTCGCTTCGATAACCTTCTCGGCGGACAGATGCTCGACCTGGTGCAGCGTCACAACCGTGTAAGTCATGGCGGCAAGCGCGTCCACGATAGCCTGAGCGTATTCCTCGTCCTTGAACGTGCTGGTGATGGAGCCACGGGGAGCGTCCAGAATCTCCAGCATGGCGTCCGTAGCGCTAGCACTAGCCGAATTAATGTCGCTGGTGATCGCGTCCAGAATCTCGGCCAGAACCTCGACACGAGCCTTGTCGCGAACCTCGTTAACGTAATCAGCGAACCCTCCGTACAGATAGCCAGTCAGCCCCTTCTTGCGACTCAGCTTTTCAACTCGCCCATTCTCGAACGCATCGATCAGCATTTCCTCCACCACGTTGCAGATGAACTCCATCGTCTCCACGCCATGTTTCGAAGCCTCGCGCTCCTTCGGGGTAGCAGCCGCATCAGTCGCATCGCACAGGTTGTTCAGAACATCGTCCATCAGCTGCTCTATCGTCGTGTAAGTAGTCATACTAAGCTCCTTTTCTCGTTTTCATTTCAGCATGTTCCTTGCGTTTAAGCTCAATCCATAGCTTCTCGTTAAAGTCCTCGTGAGCTTGCAAGCGTTCGTAAATGTCTCGTTCAATCGAGTCCTTCGTCAAAAGGAATGTGAACGTGCAAGCCCGTGAAACTCCATTTCGATGCGTACGGCTTCTGCTTTGATCGAGCACCGTGCTTGATGTGCAAGGTTCATAATAGATTGTATCACTTGCCGTGTACAAGTCAATACCCGCGTTCGCACTTTTATACTGGGCGAGAAAGACTTTACACTCGTTTGCGCTCGCCGCTTGGAAGTCTCGCCAAATGTTCTTGTTCGATTGTTCTCCGTTGAGGAACATGAACGGTATTTTGAGCTTCTTCAAAGCGTGTGCCAACGTCTTGAACGATTCTATGAACTCATAGAATACCACCGTCTTGTTCGGGTTGTTCTCAATCAACTCCATGGCATATTCCACCTTGTAGTTGTTGAGGGGCAGCACCTTGCCCTCGCCCTTGATATGTCCCGATGCGATTTGACGTAAACGCAGCGTCCTTACCAAAGCGTTGTCGAACACCTCTTCCGTGGCTTCAATCACGTTCTCGTTCAGCGCGTCCAAATACGTCTGTTCCGTGCTCGCTCCTGTAGCCTTGTTCGTGCCTCCCTTCCATGGTATCTCGATCGCATTATCAGGCATTACCTCGGGTAAGTCCAAGCACTCGTCCTTCGTGATTGACTGGGAATATCCTGCCACCTCGGTAAGCAGCTTGTCCGCGTTGCGGTACCCGTCAATCACCTTCACGTAAGTGCCCGGAAGGAAATGCGTTTTCAAATACTCCCGCTCGAAGCTGGGGTAATTGTAGTAGTTGCCTCCTGTGACCGTCATCATGAATGACCAAAAATCTTCCAGTCGTGAGTTGGTCACAGGGGTTCCCGTCATGGCGTAACGATATTTGATGCGGTTGATCAGGCCTTTCGATCTTCCTGTCCCGATCACGTACTTGCTTCGGTTGGATGTTGGGCGAGCCAGGCAATGCGCTTCGTCCATAACTATAGCGTCGAACTCGGTGTTGTCGACTAGTTTTCTGTATTTGCTGTCTTTGCGGGACAGCTTCTCGTAGTTCATCAAGACGATGCGGCCGCGCAGAGCCTCCGATCTGTAGGCTAACCCCTGCGCCTCCATCGTGTCCAAATCCCTATCCACGGCTCCCAGAGCCGATTTGGGAGCAAGCCATAAGATGGTCTCCACTTCACCGCTTAGCACCAGATTGGATAGGTGGATAAGCATAGTGAGCGTCTTGCCGCTGCCCATATCCCAGAACAAACCGAAACTATCGTGCTCGGCTAACAGCTCGATGCCTTTAGCCTGGTGCTCGAACAGCTTGATCAAAAGCTCATCACCTTCCAATTGCGATTGACCAGTTCCAACGTATCGTACGGAATCGTACACTGATCGCCATGGCCAGGGTCTATCACCGTGACGTACTGCTTACCACGGGGATCAAAGTACCTCCGCGCTGGCTTCACATAGATATAATACCGATGGCCATTTTGAACATAGAACGGATTGTAGGGTACCCTGCCCGACGTGCCGACGAATCGAGCGATCATTTGCGCACCACCTTGAATCGAGGAGCCGTAGTAGGCTTAGTGCAAGCGCTGTACTCTTCGACCCCGTATCGTTTGATAAAGATATTCTTGTTGAAGCGCTTCGACGTAACCTCGGTGACCTGCACCTTGAATCGGTCGGTTTCGAAGTCTCCTTGTGCGTTGCGGAACTCCTTTTTAAGCTCCGACAACAACGAATCCGCAATGCTCTTGTGGCGTAAATACTGTTCTGCCAGTTGGTTCACGCGCTCTTTGCGCGTTCCGATCAGCTTTGACATGATGCGCTCCTTCCTTCGGCATTCCTAGCATACCACAAAAAATCAATCCGGTGAATAGCCCCAATGCGAAACCGCCATGTTCGGATTCTTGACCAAAGTATCGATTGTGCGAGCGAACGACGTGAAGTTGTATTTGTCCACGCAGCACGCCACGCCTCCGCAACTCGCTATTTTGTTCAGGCGCATGATCTGGGCTTTCGTGAGCTGATACGGGCCGTTCTTATCGTCTTTCACCTCGATGCCGACGAATCGACCGTTCACACAGGCGATAAGGTCGGGCATGCCTGTGGTTGACGTAACCCGCAACCCTATGCACTTGCTGTGATGTTGCAACAGATGTTTGACCTTCTGCAACACGCTTGCTTCGTTAGCCATATCAATCCTTTCCCAAAGCCATAAGGAACGACGCATACCACGCAACGCACCACGCTAGCAACAATCCTATCACTTCCAACGGAGACGTAGGAACAAAGCCTGGCAGAAGAGCTGCCAGCGTGAGGCACATGACCACGCCGGCAGCTAACCTTACCCTCCGCTTATCGCCTGTGGGTTTAACGGCAATGACGCACATATTACAACTCCTTCAACAGATTGCGATGTTTGACGTACTCGATGGTCTTTTCCAGCTTGACGTAAGGTATTGTGGCACGAATGAAGTCTCCCCACACCATATCGTACAATTCTCCAAGATTCTTATCAGCGCACACGTCAAGTAAAGCGCTGGTGAAGTCTACCGTAGCCCGCAGCGTATCCGGGTTGTGGGTGCCCTTCCACAGCCTGAACTCCACGGTCGCGGCAGGGGATAGGTTAACCGCCTTGTAACGGTTGTGTCCTGCATTCTCCATCTTGAGGTGTAACAACTCGTTATTGTCAACCTTGTTGATGTCCGCCCGTGGACGATCAGCCCAATGCCGCGCTTGCGCCTTGCTAATACGCCGTCCGAACTGGCATAGCTCGGGATAGAACTTGTCGAAGATCAGCAGAACCTTGGCCATGGTAAGATCGAAATTCGAGATGGAATCCTTGTTCACATGGATGTGCAACCCGCACGTCTTTGTGTTGTGCGACTTCATGCGGTACTTCTTGGCTTGCTCGTGGATGAAGTCGAACGGGTAACCGTCAAGCGCATAACCAAGCGCGATGGGAACCGTCGTTACCTCGACCCCCGTGACCTCGCCAAGATCGTTACGCAACGAACCGTCATGCTTGAAGTAGAACAGATGATCGATCCCTGCGTCTACCGCGGCGTCATAGCAACCTTCCACGAACTCGTTACGCTCGCCTTTATCGACCTCAATTTCCAAACCGACGTAACGCACGCCTTTAACCGGACGGCCCTTGTGACACTCGTCACGTGCATGAGCGAACAAAGGAGTGGGCTTGTAGTAGCACTGTTTCACCAAGTTGTCTCGGCAAATGATGCGCTCGCAATCGTTGCATCTTTCGGCAGCCTCGTTCCAATTCTTAGCGGGGACGAAGGACAGACACTCGTCACAGTATTCGTACTCGTCGGCCAAAACATCACGAGGCAAGCACTGGGGACACACGTAAGCTCGAATGTTACCGGTTGCCTCCGAAGTCACAGGGTGCATGTCGCATCGTACGTGATATTCGCCGCATATCGCGCAAACCTCCACCTCGTAGACGGCACATTCATGGCATAGGTGCTCGAACGCGTTGCCGCGCCCATTGAGCACGTCATGACCGTCCAGCTCATCATGATAGTCCGTCCCAGTCCTTTGCTGGCACAATTGGCACCTGGGCGTATCGGAATAAAGCTCCGCGTAAATCCATTCTTCGAGCTGGTCTGCTTGCCGGTCGAATAGCAGCCGGCGCATGGTGGTGCTGGCGAGCCATGCACTCCCATTCAGATCGTGAAAATCGACGTCGAGAAACCATCCATTCTCGAATCGTTTAACCTCGAAGTCACCCGACAAACAATCGACGCGGTAAAGCTCTCCGTGCTCAACCAAGTACGCTCGATTGGTCTTGAAACTCGTACAATTTCCCTGTTCGACAGTTTTGATCATCACCCTGGCCAGGCTATGCACAGGAGTTTCCACAACGTATTCCCGCACCGCGTCGATGGAAAGGCTGGCGATCAGATGATCGTCGAACGCGATCTGGAATAGCCTGCCCTCGTCCTCCCCGACCGTGCATAACTTGCACCTGTTTTCCGTGCCTATAATCTCGACAACAGACATCACCGCACCTCCGTTTCCCGTATATACTCGCCGACCCTCACACCGCGCACGTGTTCAAGTCGCCGTTCTCGACAAGTTCGCGGACGCCGTCGGGACACACCCAACCCAAATCCGTCACGTTCTGCCAATCTGCTGCAAGCCCCACAATCTCGTATGTTTGATGGTGGGCGCAAAAGCGGCATGTCATGTTAACGCCGTCGATCTTGAAATAACGTTCGCCGTAACGGCACTCGTCGCACACCTTCACCGTCTTGTGCTGGCCGTCCGGCATGGCAACCTTGAGCTCTCGAAGGTCGCCGGGATGATGCACATTGCCGCATAACTCGCATCGAGCGACGGACTTATCGTGCGCACACGCCTCGCAATATACAGGGTACCCGTACGTCGCACTAGTATAATCCGGGTGCGGCTCGCCGTAGCACTTATCGCACACCCGAAGAAAAACCTCCTCGTTCGCCTGCACGCAAGACTCCGCGTTGAACTCGTGACAACCGATCAATTCTTCGAACGCCTCATCGGACGCAACCCTCAACGTGCGTTCGTTGCCGGCTGCCAGGACGAACCGAGCGCCCCAATCCCAATACGCGATCATCCAACGGTAACCGTACTCGTCCCCGTCATCGTCCTTGTGATACCTTTCGGTTTGAAAGCGAAGATGAGAGCGCTCGAGAACAGACTTCACGCCCGTGACATAGTTATCGATGAGAATATCCGCGTTGTTCGCGTCGCACGTCGGCACTTCGAGAAATACGTTCTTATGCGTGCAACCGTCCATCATGACGCACCACAGATGGGCGACGTTGGCAAGGTACTCGACGATCGGCTTGCAATTTTTCCCCTTGTCGAACTCCTTGGCCATCTTACGAATCGCACTCGTGTTGCGGGTACGCAACCGCTCGATAGAGCCGTCCACCGTGTCGTAGTGCCGTCCAAATGCTCTCATTGTTCCTTCTTTCCGCTGTGTGCCAACCTATTGCAGGCTTGCTTGCTTTCCTACGCTTGCTCAACCTTAACGCTATTGTCGCGCTTGTCAACCCTAACCACAAAGTCTACACCGATCATAGGCGTGGAGAACTGCATGGTGTACACGTCCACGCACTTCCCACAACTCGCGCTAATGAGGTGGACGCGCCCGACGAACAGCCCGGTGCGCAACCGCAACTCGCTCTCCAGCAGCTCGGTGTCGATGCCTCCCGTGTCCTCGATGACCCCAGCTTCTTGCGCGAAAGTGTCTTTGATCTGCTCCATCAGGTGATTCATGTCGTTTTCCTATCCTTTTCTCGATCTTACCATCGCCAGCATTCGTTAAAGTCCACCTCGTCGGCGTCCTTCGGCTCATCGTCCTTGTGCCTCATATATGTGTAAGCCCCGAGGTAGCACGATACGAGGAATACGCATTCCAGCCACCCGTGAAAAAGGCAAACCACGAGGGCGACCAATCCTAAGAAATACGCAGCGAAGCCAATGACCCTGTCCATCGCGGCACCTCCATTCTAGTCGTTGTCGTTGTTGTCGCCGTGCGCCTCGACCCATTCATCGCACGCCTCGATGACCCCCTGCCCGAACTCGCCGGGCGCCTCGCCGTCCGCGTACTCATCCGCGTACGCCTCGGCCACGCCCATGGCGTACCCGATGCCGCACCGCCTGCGCGCCTCGTCGAACCATGCGCGCCCGTCGGCCCTCCGACCGCCCTCGCCCATGTTACCACCTCCCGTGTCCTATCTGTCATGCCCTATCGCAAAGATAGCGCCCTCGCGAGCGTGCTGGAACCAGCCCGCCCACGGGGACGCTATGCAGTTGTCAAGGTGCCGCCAGCAGTCGAGCGCGTTCTCGGTGCCCCGCTTGTTGACAGTCCATAGTCTACGCCAGGGAGCCACGGGGGGCAAGGGGCCTGCATCCGTCTCCACAATTCCTCCATGATCCGATGCGAGACGATGAGAGACGATAAAGTTAGACGTGGTTGACTTCAAAGTTAGCCAAGACCTACTTTATTTTCGGCCAAAATGCGGTATGTCGGTAGGCGCAGGTCACAGGGGGTGTTTTTCGTTCGATTCGCATAATGCCTGATAGATGCGTAAAGGTAGCTTTGGTTAACTCCTTTACGTATATATGTTCGCTTTTTGGGAAAAATAAGGGAAGTTTATTAATGGTGAACTGGGATTATAGAACAGATGTTGCACGAACAAATATACGGTATGTGCGTTTGGCCTGATCAGAGTGGGTATTTTAGGTACTAAAATGACTTCCTACCGATGAAAAAAAAGCGAACATATATACGGTAGGCCCTGATCAATCTAATAGTCCTTTACGCATACCGATAAAAGTAATACCGTCCATATTTCTGCACTCAAAAAGTAACTAATATATAGCATACTAACTAATTACACTCTATATAAACCTTTGCCAAAAAAGGCCATTTCATCGGTATGCGGTAGGAAATGGGGTCTGATCAGGCTGAATAATCCTACCGATGACTTTTCGAATTGTGGAGAAACGAGCCTGTGACCTGCGCCTACCGATGCCATCAGGGGAAACACCTTCATCGGTAGGTCCTGATCAGCGATAGGGTGCATTTGAGAATAATACAAATATTTTCGCGATTTTAATTCCTAGTGAATAACTCAGAATTAGAATATGCAGTATTTTCGAGGGTCAAAAACCGTTCACCGGCGATTTGCTACCGTTCATATGCGTGTAGCGTTACAACTCGCCGGCGATTTGCTACCGTTCACCCTTTCCGCAGGTCAAAAGGGGTATTATGCATTTTTGGGTCATTTTTATGCAAAAAAGGAATAGGGCCCCTAAAAGGCCCTGTTTTAACGATCATGGGTACTTGTGCCCTAAGGGGCTAAACCCGCCCTCATACGGGCTGTGAGAGGCTCACAGGGCTATCCGAGCACGATCGGCCACCTGTGTATTCTCCGTCCCGAACGGACTGCCGCGATAAGCTGCCTTTTGCTAATGTGGGCGAACCGCTCATTGCAGCACTGTGCCAAAAACTCGCGGACGTGCCGCAGTGTCGTGTTGCTGTGGTCCCATGCCTCATGCAGCGTGATGGTGCGGGTAGCGCGGTTCACCGTGCATACCCGCGTGTCGTAACTGTAAAGGTCGATGATATAGCTGTTGACCTGGTGAACACATGCCTTGCCGTAAAAACCCTTCTGATTGCTGTGCACTGCCTTAAGCTCCAGTAACATGGTTAGCCTCCCTATAGCAGCTCGATAATAAATGTCGACAACCCCACGTCCTCCCCAATGAGGCACGTATAATTCTCACGCAACTCATCATCGGAGTACCACTCATCGGCCGTCACGCTAACCACCGTGCTACCGTATGCGTCGCACTGATCGCATATGCGCGCCGCAGCCTCGCAGTCGCACAGCCACTCACACGCCCAATCATAGGCCGCCTGTATTTCCGGCTTCTTATAGCGCGGGCCAGCCTCGTCAACATCGATACCGGCATTCTCAAATTTATCCATGATATTACCCTCACTGATTAAACCGTATATGCTTGCCCTTGAGATTAAATTCAGCGCGGTAGCGTGATATGGCTTCGCGTCGGCTATAATACAAATACCTGCGATACGGAAAGTCTTCGACTCGTATCGTGTACCACCCATTATCTTTCGTCACAACACCATACAACATGATAGCCTCCCCTAGTTTCGCCCGCAGACGCGCTTAATCACTGAAATATCAGTGTTCGCCGATTTGCAACATGGGGAACCGTACACCATTACCCCGTCGATCATGCACTTGTGAATGGGGTGGTAATTCCACCTACCAGCGTTATGATCGAGGTTGTTCCGATAATTGTCTTTACCCGCCATCTCATGGCTTAATACTTCGATAAATGTGTCCATGTTGACTTTCATAGCCGCCTGCTCCTCGTGCGTTCTTTACTTTTAAGCGCTGATGCTATGATACACCACCTTACCCCCACTCCTCCCCGCGATCCCCTGATCTTCACAATTCCCACATAAGTCACGGGCACTATCCCTTTTATCAGGCTTTATGGAGAAAAATGCATGGTACCCCTTCTGTGGTACCCCTTCGGTGGTACCCCTTCGGTGGTACCCCATGGGGTATACCCCCTATAGAGCAGCGCCCCTATATATGGGCATATACGATCGTTAAGTGTGTATGATATCTATATAGCTTTGCGCCTCGAAAGTATTTTTGAATTTGTTTTTATTGCAATTCGCAAAGAAATATGGTGCACGCCAGGCCTCCATCATTTTGTTTTTTTTTATGAAAATTGGAAAAAATAATTGACATTTGCGATATGATACCCAAATTTTGGTTTGATGAACGGTACCCGCCCCCTATTGCCTCGCCGAAGGCGGGGTGCCGCATATCAACGCCGCGATCACTCCAAGTATAAAACGAATCCCCCTTAAATCCCCTTAAATCCCCTTAAATCCTCCCTTAACTCCCCCTTGAATCTCCCTCGATCTCTCTCAACCCTACCCCCTTCGCGCATGCTATTCGACCCACCCCTCGAAATCAAGCCGAAATCGGCGGGAAAATCCCCTTGAAAAACGCACCCCCTGTGTTCATACACGCTCAAAATTCCCGAAAATATAGTTTGAAAACCAAATATAGGCGTGTTACAATGAACTCGCTCATCAACTAGAAAGGTGCATCTCATGCTGACCCAACATAACTTGGAAGCTAGGCAAAATCTACCATTAGAACAAAAAATCGTATTATCGCAATTCAGAATCAGAGATTGGTATGATCATTTCAAAGGTGACGTTTACGTGTCATTTTCAGGTGGTAAAGATTCTACTGTATTGTTAGACCTTGTGCGTAATACGCCAGGTGTATATGATGTTCCAGCCGTGTTTTGCGACACTGGATTGGAATATCCGGAAATCAGAGAATTTGCGAGACTGAACGCAGATGTTGTTTTACGGCCGAAACTAACATTTAAGGAAGTTATAGAAAAATATGGTTTTCCTGTGATAAGTAAAGAACAAGCACAATACATACGTCAATACACTACTACAAAAAGCGACAAACTTAAAAATTTGAGATTTAATGGAGGCGAGAAAGGTAACTTTTGTATAAGTAAAAAATGGAGATATTTAATCGACGCTCCGTTCAAAGTGTCAGAACAATGTTGTGATATTATGAAAAAAGACCTTTCAAAGCTTACGAAAAACTTAGTGGACGAAAACCAATGACAGGTGTAATGGCGTGTGAATCAAATCTGAGAAAACAACAATATCAAAAGAATGGTTGTAACTCCTTTGATGCTAATAATCCTAAATCATCACCCATGGGTTTCTGGACAGAACAAGATGTACTCAATTATATGAAAATAAACGAATTGGAGTATGCTAGTGTTTACGGCGAAATAATACCAGACCCAAATGTAGAAAACGCTCTGACAACAAGTGGTTGTAAACGAACCGGGTGTATGTTTTGTATGTTTGGGGTTCATCTTGAGCACGAACCTAATAGATTTCAACTAATGAAAGAAACGCACCCTAAACAATACGCATATTGTATGAAAAATCTTGGATTGGCAGAAGTACTAGACTATATTGGTGTGCCATACTAAGCGTGGAGACGCTCGAAGAGCGGATGGGGCGTTGACAGACCGGGGAGGGTATGGTATAATAGGGGACGTTCCGTGGTGATACCAGCCGTGTGATACACCTCCTTCTGGCGCGGGGAGATTCGAGCGCGAGTTCGGGTCTCCTCGATCACTTTTCAGGAGGGATATGATAAGATACGAACCTGCTCGCATGAGCGGGCCAACCAAGAAGAGAGCCAAGGACGAGGTGGTGAGCGCTATCGGGAATTCTATGGAGACGGACGGCCTGGTGCGCAACGATGCCGCCAAGACCGTCAAGCACCTGCTCGGCGAGAAGGCCGCTAGGATGTTCGGGGACACGCTGGAAGACTTGCGGGCCAACCCGCAGCAGTTCAGCATGGTGTTCAAGGACAAGGGGCTGAGGATGAAGGCGCTCGGCGCCATCAGCGAGAAGGCTCGGGTGACCGACTTTCCCACGGAGGCCGCGACCGTCTACGAGGAGTTCTCGCAGTACATGGAGTATTGCGAGACGTTCTTCATACCACCGAGCTTAGGTATGTTCGCCGTCTGGTGCGGCACGAACATCGACGATTTCAACAAGCACATGAAAGCGTATCACACATCGAGGCCCGATGTAGCGTCGGCGCTGGAGGTGTGCAAGGAGACGCTGCGCGGGTTTCTGGAAAGCAAGGCGGTGGACGGGGACATTGCGCCCGCCGTGTACCTGCACCAGAACAAGGCGTATTTCGACGCTGTGGAAACGTCCACGGTGCGTCATGAAGCGGTATCGGACCAGCATGTGCGCGACTCTGCGGCCATCGCGGAGGTCATCGACCTGATACCGGAGGAGATCAAACGGATGGCAACGTCGGATGAATGAGGCGCTTGCCGTGCTGCTTTGGTACTTCATGGGAGTGATAGCAGGAGCGGTCATTGCGCTTGCCGTGCTGTTTTGGAGCAGTGAGTTTCGGAGCAGTGACAAACTGCCCTGACGCTGGGGCTTACAATACAGCGTGGATGGGGTTGGTGGGAGTTTAACCGAGTCGATCTGCCGTGTGCAGAAACAATACCGGTCACAGGCTTGCGGGGGCGGCCTGTCCTGAGGGCGTGATATATCCGCTGACCGCCGCATGTGAAAGCCCTCCGGATATTTTCCGGTAGTTCAACGGTAGAACATCGGGTTTTGGCCCCGACGATGAGTGTTCGATTCGCTCCCGGAAAGCCATGCCGCTGTATGCTGCTATGGAGACAGCTCGGGCTGTAAACCCGCACTTTATAGATTTTTAGGTTCGATCCCTTTCAGCGGCACCATTGAAATTCTTACCCCTGTGGCTTACCATGGGGGTATTTTTATGCTATAATGCAATTCATAAGGAAAGGAGAACTATGAACATCGACGTAATGGATTCGACCCCGAACCCTATCGACCTGATCTCCATGGCGATGGGCACGTGCTATGCGAAGGACAACGCAAGCGAGCTGCGCGTGAAACGCGCGTACGAGGCCAACCACATGAGCGTGTTCGAGCACGTCAAGTTCACGGTGAGGATCAGCGGGGTGTCGAGGGCGCTCACCCATCAGCTGGTGCGCCACCGCATGGCCAGCTATTGCCAAGAATCGCAGCGCTACGTGAAGCTGGACACCGAGGGCGACGCTTGGTACGTCATCCCCGACACCATACGCCTGACCGACCAGCTGGAGCAGTATGTGGGCACCATGCGGGCTTGCGGGGAGGCGTACCGCAAGATGCTCGAAGACGGCGTTCCCGCCGAGGATGCGCGCTACGTCCTGCCGAACTCGTGCAAGACCACCATCGTCATGACGATGAACCTCCGGGAGTTCTTCGCGTTTCTGGCGCTCAGGCAGGATTCCCACGCGCAGTGGGAGATTCGAGCGCTGGCCGATGCAATCGAGGAGACGCTGCGCGGCTTCGACATGCAATGGGCGTGGCTGCTCGATCTGAGGAAAACAGCCGGTGGTAGGCGTTGACGTTGGTTACTGGATATGATATAATGTGAACAGTCCTCCTTTTCTCAGGAAACAAGTGCTCCGCGGCGTATACGTTGTGGGGCACTTGCTGTCTGAGCTAGGAGAACGTACAAATGTCTGGAAGGAGGAACATGCACGATATTGACGATGTATACGAGATTTTGGACACTGCCACGTTCGCACAGTCCGAGGAGTCGGACATGAAGAGATCGAACGCGAACGTCAACACAGACAGCCCTATGGGGGCTATGCTGACGTACGGCTCTGAGGTCGCCCGCCTGTGGGTCGATGACACAGTGCTCCCGCAGTACGTGAAAGAGGCTGTGGACGATAACATCATATACATACATGATAAAGACTTTTACGGGTTGACCATGACGTGCTGCCAGATCGACCTGAGCCAGCTGTTCGAGCACGGCTTCAACACGGGACACGGGCACATCAGGCCTCCCAAGTCGATAGGCACGGCGGCTGCTTTGGCTTGCATCGCCATACAGTCCAACCAGAACGACATGTTCGGCGGTCAGTCTGTTCCGGCGTTCGATTATTATCTGGCACCGTACGTGAAGATGACCTACGAGAAGAACGTGGCTGAGCTTAACCGCTTGGTGTCAGCGTTCGGAGGCAAGCCCGACCAGTATTCGCGGGTACCCGAGTTCGCGTGGAACAAGACCGTGGAGCAGACAGACCAGGCCATGGAGGCGCTGGTCCACAACCTGAACACCATGCATTCACGCGCTGGGGCGCAGGTGCCGTTCTCCACCTTGAATTACGGCACGGACACGTCGAGGTGGGGACGGCAGGTCATACACAGTTTGCTCAAAGCCACGCATCAGGGTATGGGAAACGGGGAAACGCCTATCTTCCCGGTTCAAATCTTCAAGATCAAGGAAGGTGTGAACTACAACCCCGAGGACCCGAACTACGACCTGTTCCAACTGGCTATGCGAGTGAGCGCCGAGCGCTTGTTCCCGAACTTCTCGTTCATGGACTCGCCGTACAACGCGCAGTATCTCAAACGAGACGAGGACGGGCACATCGACCCGGACACCGAGGTGGCCTACATGGGGTGTGCTGACGCACGCGAGACAATCACCGTGAAAGACGGCGATTCCGTTAATGTAATGGGGATCGGTGCGGCTGTCAAGAAGTACGCTGAACGTGAAGACGTTTCGGTTTGGGATTCCAATGCTGGAAGATTCGTGAAGGTTTTGACGTGGATCGAGAACCCGGAACGAGGAAACTGGTTTCATGTGAAGTTCTCTAACGGACGCTCACTTACTTTGACTGGCGACCACCCGTTGCCGACGCAACGTGGACGAGTTTTCGTGGAGGACATGGTTGTTGGGGATAAAGTACCTATTGCCGACACTCCCGTGATTGACGGTGAACGCAAGACCTCGTTGTACGATCCTTGGCTGCTTGGCGTTCTCGTTTGCGATAGTTCGTACGACGGTAACATGATGGTTTCTCTTGGTTTGGACGAATACGACATTGCAACTCGCATCAAGGCTGTCTGCGGTGAACGCAACGTCCGTTTCAAAGAGCAGCATCGAGGTGAGAAGGGCAACTATTTAGAGGTTCACATCAAGCGTGGGTCTGGATTGAGCAAGCAGCTCTTAACTGATCTGTTCGGTGGAGTGCGTAAGATGGACCGATCGTTGCCCTGTGACTTCCTTGCTTGGAACCGGCACGATAGGTTGGAGTTGTTGGCTGGGATCATAGATGCTGACGGCTACATCAACACCGGGAAGGGTTGTACGATTCAGATAGGCTCGACCAACAAGACTTTGGCGTTGCAGCAGTTAGAGTTGCTGCGGTCGCTCGGCGTACCGGCGAAGCTGTACGAGAACTTCTACGGTAATGGCGATAAGATTCGCTATCGCGTTGAAGCGCAAGCGCCTGATGACCTCATGTTGACTAGCGCGAAGAAACAGGTTAAGATGGGTGCAGCTCGATCTAAACCGAAGAACGCGAAGTATGCCCAGGTCGTTTCGATCGAGTTCATCGGAGAGCGAGGGAAGAAGAGTTACGATCTGGAAACTGAAAGCGACCGCTTCGACTTGTCCGGGATCAACAGTCACAACTGCCGTACGCGCGTCATGGCCAACGTCAACGGGCCTGAGACCACGAGCGGAAGGGGCAACCTCAGCTTCACCTCCGTGAACCTGGTGCGTTGCGCGCTCGAAAGCAAGGGATCGTTTGACATTTTCTTGAAGAACGTGTATGATGCTTGCACGATTGCACGCGATCAGCTGTTGCACCGATTCGAGATTCAGAAGCACAGGCACGTTTACAACTATCCGTTCTTGATGGGGAACGGGGTGTACCTTGACTCGGGTGACCTTGAATGGGATGACGAAATCGAAAGCGCTCTCGTGCATGGAACGCTCTCAATCGGATTCATCGGACTCGCCGAGGCGATGTTCTGCATCTTCGGACAGCATCACGGAGAGTCTGATGCAGTGTGGAAGCACGCTTTCGACACAGTTAGATTTATGCGCGACTTCTGCGATCGAGAATCTGAGGAACATAGACTTAATTTCTCTTTGCTTGCAACGCCAGCTGAGGGGTTAAGTGGTAAATTCGTTGGGAAGGATAAGGAAAAGTTCGGTGAGATTCCAGGTGTCACGGACAAAGACTACTACACCAACTCCTTCCATGTCCCCGTTTATTACAACATCGGAGTTGCCGAGAAGATTGAGAAGGAAGCACCGTTTCATTCCCTATGCAACGCCGGACATATTACGTATGTTGAGCTGGATGGAGACACAACGAGCAACCTCTCAGCGTTCGAGACAATTGTTCGGCACATGCATGATTGCGGCATTGGGTATGGTGCTATCAATCATCCTGTGGATCGCTGTCCGATTTGCAATTATCAGGGTGTGATTTATGATGAATGTCCTAAGTGTCATCGTAAAGAATTTGAAGCTGTGCCAGAAGAATATAGGAGCATGATAGATGATCTTAGACGAACGATGGGTACCCATTAAAGGTTACGAATCTTCATACGAAGTGAGTAATTTAGGACGAATTAAGTCTAACGTCAGACACGGCACAATCAAAAAGCAAACTAAAGTTCATAAGAATGGCACTGCAAAAAGAATAAAGGTGCATAGACTTGTGGCTCAAGCATTTATTCCTAATCCTGACGGATTAGCTACAGTTAATCACAAAGATGAAAACAAGAGCAACAACAAAGTTGAAAATTTAGAATGGATGAGCCAACATGATAACAACAATCATGGAACTAGAAACGCTAGAATACAGAGCACAGCAGGCCATTCAGTAGTAGGAACGAATATCCACGACGGAAGTAAAATTTATTTTCCTAGTGTGCAATCCGCTAATATGAATTTTACAAAATCACGCGGAAGTGGCAATGTGGGAAAATGTGTACGAGGGGAAATACCTTCTGCATATGGATATCGTTGGCAGTATCAATGAAAAGGAGCGATATATGCTTGAAATGATCAACGGCAATATGAGCCTGACCGGTTTTCATCATGATGTGGATTCCGACAAGAAGACTACCACCTTCGACGGTCTGATCCATGCCGCCGATAACAACTCTATCGAGGTTCACGTAGAGCTGACGGCACGAAACACGCCCGGCGATGTTTCTCCTGTGCTCAAGTACAATAAGGCAGAGCCTATCGTGTTCGCCATGGTTCCTATGAGCGTTCAGCAGAAGCTCATGGAGGAGCAGCCGAAGCCGGAAGCCAAGGTAGAGCCTGAGGCTGTGAATGCGGAGGTCATCGATGAGTAAGAGCGTTGAAGAGAAGTACGGCAAGGGCGTTGGTTTTGAACGTATCCGCCGAATTACAGGCTACCTTGTGGGCTCTACAGACCGATGGAACGATGCAAAGCGGGCTGAGCTGAAAGACCGCGTTAAGCATACTTAAAAAAAAAAGACCCCGTTATGGGGTCTTTTTTTTTATACGTTAAGTTCGTCAAGGTAATAACCTCGATAATGCTCACCGTATTCCATGAGCTTTACGATTGCGTTCCCGATTTCCTGATCGCATTCGAGATATGCGCGCCAGCATGCGCGGCAATCGCAATCAGGGCATTCGCGTCCTTCGTACATGGTGCTGTTATAATCGAATGGAGGCGGGCAGATAAGCGCCGCATCGTAAACAAGATCAAGCAGGTGACCGAGACGTTCGTCATCGATCATTTGTACTTTATTGGACATAGTTCTCCTTTCTTCACTTGACATTTTACCATAAACAAAGTATAATAGCAATAAGTTTCTGAAAAATCAATATCGAAAAGGAGATATTGCATGGTTGCTGAAGCGGAACCCCTCGCCTTTGAGGGCGAGATTAAGATCATGGACGCTATGAAGATGAGCTATAGCGTCAACGGGACGATGGCTTACGGAGAGTCTTACAAGCTGGAATACGAAAGCCCCGAGCGCAAGGCCGCTCTTGCCGAGGCTGGCGACGATCCCATGGCCGACGTTCCTCCGGCGTTTCTGATCAGCGCGTCGTTTGATACGTCTGACGGTGGCCCGACGATGCTCACCCCGAACAAGACGTACAAGCTGACGCTTACCGAGATTACGGAGTAAATATGAACTGGATTCTACGATTCAAGAACAAGACAACCCTCGTTGCTCTCATCGCTGCGGTGGTCGCATTCGTCTATCAAGGTTTTGCGCTGTTCGGATTCGTTCCTGCTATTTCGTCCGAGGCGATCATCGAGTGGGCCGGTCTCGCGGTCAACATCCTCGTGATTCTCGGCATCGTGGTCGATCCCACGACGAACGGCGTTAAGGATAGCAATCAGGCGATGAATTACGAGGAACCTCGAAAAGACGCATAGGAAGGAGCGATATGGCAGACAATACCCCTATGCAAGATGCTGAGCTGAAAATCATCCGCGAAACGGATAACTCGGCTCGTGAAGCGGACGGCGTTCAGCCGCCCCAAGACAACAAGCCGCTCGAACTGAGCGTGGACGGCAAGCCTGTCGATGTTAAGTTCGGAGGCGATGCTTAATGGCTACGCCTCAACAGGTCATCGAAGTCGCTGCATCCCAGATCGGTATCAGCGGCACCAACAACAAGTTCAACCAATGGTACTGGGGCCATCCCTGCTACGATGCTGGAGTTTATCCCTGGTGCGCTGCGTTCCAGTCCTGGGTCGCAGATCAGGTAGGCGGGCTTGGGTACAGTTACTCGGCCAGCGTATCGGGTATCTGCAACCAGCTCGTGCGCGTGGCCGACGAGGATGCTCGTCCCGGAGACTACGTGATGTTCAACTGGGACGGTCGTTCCGACACCGGTTGGGCCGATCACATCGGTCTGATCGAATGGAGCGACATTGCCGGCTCCGGTTACTTCGGCACCATCGAGGGCAACACCGACGGAGCTGCTGGCGGCCTGTGCGCTCGTCGCATCCGCTACAACTACACCAGCTACTTCACGGCGTTCTACCGCCCTGTGTACGACGGTGTTCCGGCACCTACGCCGAATCCTTCGCTTCCCACTCTGGACATGCCTCAGATCAAGTACCGCGTGTACGCTGACGGAGGCTGGCTTCCGGAAATGATCGACCGTCATGACACCGGCGGTTCGTCCGACACTTATGCTGGTAACGGCAAGCCTATCCAATACCTGGCTATGGATTTCCCTGGTTGGTACCAGGTTCGCACCAAGGCCAACGGTTGGCTCCCCCGTGTCTATCGATACGACGTTAACGACCTTGAAAACGGCTGTGCCGGTGACGGGTCTGATATCACAGGAGTTCGGTGCTATTACGATACCCCCGACCCGAACAAGACCGGTTGGATTCGAATCCGGTACGCCGTGGCGAACGTCGGCGGTGATTTCTTCGCTGAAATGGAAGATGACATTCAAGACGCATACGGCGACGATTACGCCGGTAACGGCGGGGTCATCAGCGCGTTCTACGCGTATCCTGTAAGGATTTAACATGAACGACCAGCTGAAAAGCCAAATCGACATTTTGCAGAAAAGTATCTCGCTCTCTGAGGGTCACTATGATAAACTAGTGATGTTGGATGCGCTGCGGTCGGCTTGGCTGTTGGCTGGGGATAATGCGAACGCAGAGATCGTCGCCTGTGACTTTAACGAGCAGGCGACGATTTTCTTGCGTGAGCAGGGTGCTACGCTAGAGCAGAAGGAAGACGTTCTTCAAAAGATGTTCGACGCGTATGTCACGCTTGCGCCCAATGACTTTCATTCGTTTCTCATGGCGCTTGAATGGGAACGCGACCCGTCCGAGCGTTTCTACCAACCGCGACTGTCAATACTCAGACCTATCACTGATGACATGTCTGATATGATCGTCAAGGACAAATACGATATGATGATGCTTTCCATGCCGCCAGGTACAGGAAAGTCTACATTGGGTCTGTTCTACTTGATGTGGGTGATCGGGCGCGAGCCTGACAAATGTAACCTTGCTGTCGGCTATTCAACGCCTATGGCCAAATCGTTTTTCAGTCGTGTAGGCTCTATTGATGAAAGTCTCGATTACACATATCATAAGATTTTCCCCAAGCTGACTAGAATATACACTTCTGCCAAGGAATTGGAATACGATTTTTCCAACAACCAGGCAGACGTTAAAAAGCCGTTCTCCTCTCTCACCTGTGCGTCCGTAGGAGGCTCCCTGACGGGTCGTACCCGTTGCGAGCGACTACTTTACTGCGACGATTTGGTTGAGGGCGCAGAAACGGCCATGTCGCCTCTGCGGCTTGAAAAACTGTGGGAGCTGTACAACTCCAATGCTCGTTCCCGTAAAAAGGACGGATGCAAGGAGCTGCACATCGGAACGCGTTGGTCGCTCAACGATCCTATCGGAAAGCTGACGGCGATCTACGGCGAGAAGTCTCGTTGCAAGATCATATCGCTTCCTGCTCTCGATGAGAACGACGAATCGAATTTCGACTACGGATACGGCGTAGGATTTTCCACGGCGATGTACCACGACCTGCGTTTGACGCAGAACACCATCGCTTGGAACGCGCTGTACATGCAGCGTCCTATCGAGGCCGAAGGGCTTCTGTTCCCTGTGGACACGCTGCGTCGATACTCGATTGACGATATTGATCTGCACCACAATGCGCCTGATGACATATTCGCTTTCTGCGACGTTGCGTTCGGCGGTTCAGACTACCTGTCCATGCCTATCATGGCACAATGGGGAACCGACCCGCCGCTTGTGCTGGATGTTGTGTTCATGCGAGGTTCGTATGAGCGCACGCAACCAGCGGTTGTAGGCAAGATCGCACAATGGGGAGTTATGCGAGCTGTGTTCGAAGCGAACAACGGCGGCGACTTTTACGCCGAGGACATTAAGCGTATCTGCAAAGACCAAGGAATTCCTTGTTACGTAACCACGCAGCGAGCTGGAACCAGGGTTTCCAAGGAAGCCCGTATCATCCAACACTCACCAGCCATCAAGACTTTCGGATTCAGGAAGTCAGATGACTATCCTACCGACGGCATGTACCGAGACTTCATACAGAACCTCATAACATATTCTGCCGAAGGTAGCAACGAGCACGATGACGCACCTGATAGTTGCGCTGGTGTGGCCTCGATCATGAGGACGAATACCCGGGCCAAGATCAGGGTTATCGCTCGTCGATTTTTATAAGGAGATTGGTTTGACTATCAAGCCGTTTGTGCTTCAATACCCTGAACTGACTACCATGGAAGTGATGTGCGTAGGTGACTTTCACATCGGGGATGCTAACCACGCTCCCAAAGTCCTATCTGATATTGTGGATTGGGCTTCTGGCGCTGCAAACCGTTTCATTACTATTGACGGCGACATTTTCAATGCTGCCTTGACTTCCAGCATCAGCGATGTATACTCAGAAGAGTTCACGCTTGACGAATGCGTGGAGCTGTTCGCTAAGTTCATCGATGACATTACCCCGGAGAAGATTCTGGTATGCATCGACGGCAACCACGATCAGCGAGTGTGGAAGTCGGTGGGCATCGACCCTGTGAAATACGTCTGCCAGAGCAAGGGAGTGAGGTATTCCAGCGGAGAGGCGTACGTCACGGTGAAGCTCGGTTGCTGGGACAAGTCGAAGCCTGTCGACAAGCGTCCTATGATCAACTACACCATCTACGTTACGCACGGTGTCGGCGGTGGACGAAGCGCCGGTGGCAAGGTCAACAGTCTCATGCGTTTGAGCGAGATCGTGGTCGCTGACATTTACATCCAAGGGCACCAGCATGACCCGGTTATCAAGCCGAAGGTCATCAACGAATGGAACTCCAAGTGCAATGGAATCATCGAACGAGAGCAGATGTTCGTCGTTACCGGTTCCTGCCTTGAACGTGGTGGATATGCCGTAGCCAAAGCATACCCTCCTGTCTGCACTAAATCTCCCGTGCTTACTCTGAGTGGGGAAAGCAAGCAAATTAAGGCCTCAATCTAAGGACAGATATGGCACTTCCTTTTATTCCGCAATTTAGGTTCACAGGACGGCAACGTCTGTACACCTATCTTACGCAAGAACAGCTCGACGGGCCTGACGCAGCTGAACTTCTCCGAGAGGATTTGATTCAGTGGGTGATTCCCTTCCATTTCTTCAATGCGATGGAAGAGCAGTATCTTTTCGATTACTACGCCGGTTATCACCCCAAGATTCACGATCGCGTCAAGGAAAACCGCACTGACATTAACAACAAAATCGTGATGAACTACGCGAAATCGTTCTCACGAGACATTGTATCGTATTTTTTGGGCAAACCCATCCAATACGTGCAACGTGATTCGAAATTCCGCGAAGATGCGGAGAGTTTGCAGTACGCTTTCGACTCCGAGAGCAAGAACCTGGTCGATTACAACATCGCCATGAACATGTCGGTGTGCGGATTGGGCTATCGCGGCATTTTCACCGAGAAAGACGCTCATAACGGGACGCACCTGTCCATTGTGAGCCTCGACCCCCGTGAATCCTTCGTCGTTTGGTCGCCGGACCGTGCAATCGGGCAGCTTTATTGCGGTACTTACTACAGTACTCCTCCGCACCCATTTACGCAAGAGTCGAAGACGATCTACACGATCTATACACGCAACAAGAAGTACGTTTTCGAGTCTCCGGGCCTCGTTGGTGCTATGACCTATACGGATATGCAACTGATCGAGGAAAGCGACGCTAGTTTGGGCGGCAACTTCCCGATCATCGAGTACCAGAACTCCATGAACGCCATGGGCGACTGGGAGAGCGAGCTTTCCATCATGGATTCGCTCGACAAGCTCACCAGCGACTCCATGAACGACATTGAGCAGTTCGTCAACTCGATCCTGCTCGCTCAGGGCTTCGATCTTACGCCTGAGACGCTTGAAACGCTCGAACAGGAGAAGATGCTGAACATCCCGGATGTTCCTCCTGGTGTTCAGGTGGTTGTCAAGTACATCGCGGAACAGGTCGATAACGAGAACGTCGAATCCCTCCGTGACTGGCTCGAAGCCACCATGCGAACCATCGTAGGCGTGCCCGATCGCAAGCAACGCGGTGGCGGTGGCGCAGATACCGGCGATGCCGTGTTCCTGCGCGACGGCTGGCAAGACATTGACCTCGTGGCCGGTTCGAAGGAGCAGTTCTTCATCGATGCCGACCGCAAGGCTCTCGCAACGTGCATCTACATCATGCAAACGTTCAACGAAATCAGCAAGGAAGTCAAACCCGAGGACATTGAGATCAAGTTCTCGCGTACCAAGCAAGCCAACCTCCAAGCTAAGGCACAGGCGTACTCCACCATGGTGGGCGCATCTGCTCCCATCGCTCCCGAGGACGCTCTGGAATTTGCCGATTTGACAAATAACGTAAGTGATGTTATAATGCGTGGAGAGGAATATGCTCAGAAGAAACTAAAGGAAACTGCCGAAGCGCAGCAACTCTTTATGAACAACAAACCTCCCACTGGGCAGACTACTCAACAATCCAGCGCCAAACCGGCGCAAAATAATCCTAAACCGACTGGGGGCGCACCCAAGGGTGCTACGAACTAGCAAACTTGTGAGCGAAACCAAAAGGAGCACAAATGCCCGAACTCAATCTTGAGGAATTTCCCGAGGATCAGCGCTCAGCTATCCAGGCTGAGATCGACCGCCGTGTCACCTCTGCCGTGCAGACCACGACCAAGAAGGTCACGGAGCAGGTTTCCGCTGAACTCAGCGAGAAGATGCAAAAAGACTACGAAGCTAAGATGCAACAGGCCATCGCCGACGCGCAAGCTCAGGCTACGATGACCGAGGAACAGAAGATTCAAGCTCTGTCCCAGCAGCTCGAAGAGCAGAAAAAGGCTTTCGAGCGCACTCAACTGGAAATCAAGGCGCAGTCTAAGCTGCTTGATGCCGGTTTGGACAAGAACGCTGTCGAACAGCTCGTTCCGCTTATCGTTGCAGGTGCCGATGCGGCCAGCATCGATGCCCATCTTAACACCTTCGTGGCTACGCAGCAAGCAGCCGTTGAAGCGGCCTTGCAGAAGCAGAAGGAAGCCCTGGCTTCCAATGTTACTCCTCCGGCGAGTGTGGGCGGTGCAATCAAGCCGCAAGACCCCGACGCTGTTGTCTCCAATATCCTGCAAGATCAGAACCTCGATCCTCGCTTCGCGCAAGCTAGCGGTATCCAAGTTCTCCTCGATGCGGCTATGGGGGATAATACGGGGCTTTAATAGTTTCGTAAAGGAGTAAGGAATAATGGCAGCTACTTCTGGCATTATGATGGTCAACAGCCCGGTTAACCTTACCGGTCTGCTGTTCAACAAGACTCGCATTGAGACCCCGCTGTTCAACAGCATTCGGTCTACGATGCAAACCTCCCGTGAGTTTATCACGGGTGCGACGTTTGACACCGGTTATCCCGATCCCACTGCCCCGGCTGCTGGCATTACCGAGCAAGCGTCCCTGACGGCTCCCGCCCCGGAGTATTGGGAGCGTGAGAACGCGTTCAACGTGACGCAGATTTTCCAACGCTCCGTGCAAATTTCCTACCGTAAGCTCTCCAACGGTGCTGACCTGACCAACTACAAGACCCCGGCTGCACAACAGCCGCCTCTGGTCGGCAACACCAACAACGTTCCTAATGAGCTTTCCTTCCAGATCGCTAACTCCCTGGACGCTATCCGTATGGACATTGAGAACTGCATCATCAACGGCAAGTTCAACGACTCCAAGGGTGCGGCTGCCAAAGCCGACTCCACCCGTGGTCTGCTCGAAGCCTGTGTGACGAACGACATCGCCGCCAGTGGCGAAGAGCTGAACTTTGAAATGATCTACGATACGGCGCAGCAGCTCATCAAGAACGGCACGCCGTACGGCATGGAGAACTATCTGTTCGTGCTGTCTTTCGAGCAGTACAAGCAGCTCCAAAAGGTCGTTGCAGACGAGGGCCTGAAAATCGATACGACCGAGGCTGGCGTGAACGTGACGCGTATCATCACGCCGTTCGGCCCGATTCGCTTCCTGGGCCACCGCTTCATGCCCAACGGCACGGCTGTCATGGCTTGCATGCCTGTTCTGGGCAACGCTCTGCAACCCACGCCTGGTAAGGGCAACTTCTTCTTCGAGCCGCTGGCTAAGAACGGTGCTAGCGACCACGGCATGATCTACGGCCAATGGGGCCTCGATCACGGCCCGGAGTTCCTGCACGCGAAGATCACCGGTATCTCCACGACCACGGCCAAGTTCACGCCGCCGCAACGCTACATCGTGAACATGCCCGCTTCTGGTGGCGGCGAAGGTGCCAAGGCGAGCAAGTAGCCTAGGTTTAAGTGGCATCCGAAAAGACCATAAGCGGAATGCTGTCTTGGTTGGGGATCGATGCCCCAACCGAGCAGCAGACCGTGTTGATCGGAATAGCCGCCGATGATGCAGAGTACACCATCAAGGATATTCGTCAACAAGACGATTCTGAGGACATTGAACCTAAGTATCAAGGCCTCGCAATTGAAATGGGCGTGTATCTGTATGAAAAACGCGGCGTAGATGGTGTTACGAGCTTCACGGAGAACGGTATCAGCCGCGTCTATGAGCGCGGCACCTTTCCGAATTCAATGCTTCGACGGATTACGCCGAAGCCCTCTATCGCAGCATTCGTCAAACCACCTGTGAGTTAGGATAGCATATGTTCTTCGCAGATAACTTGAAGCGAACGATCTATGTCTGTCCCCGCTCGGTGAACGATGACGGTGTTAGCGTTTTCGGAGAACCAATAGAGTATCAAGTCAATTGCTACAATGTGCTCCCCACTTCGGCTAGTGCCGATTTGGTTACGGTCGGCACTAGCTATCTTGAATATATGCAGGTACTTGGCGACCCCGAGTACCTGCGTTCCATCAAAGCTCTGGACAAGGTATATGTGAACGTCGAACCGCCTACGACGGCTGATCTTCTGGCTAAGTCAGCGGATTTCTTCGTCAAAGGCGTTGTTCCGTTTCCTAACGTCACGAGGGTTCTTCTCAAATCCCTCACGGTAGAAGAAGATTCGAATGTCTGATCTCGGCAACTTCGCAAAGAAGTTGAGAAACCTGGAAACGAACATGAATCGTCGTAACGGCATTGCGAAATCTCTTGCCGATGACTTCGCCGACAAACTGCGTGACAACCTCCCTCAATTGGGGGATAATTACGCTAAGGGTGCTGGCAACGATTTGGGTTACGTTTCTACTAGCGTAGCAAAGCAAACCGCTACGATCACTTGGACGGGCAAGCAAATTTTCTATATCGAGTTCGGTACCGGCTCACCCGCTGTGGGCCGCTATCAGAACACACCTCAGATGATGGACGCGGGTTACGCGCCTAGACCCAACGGGCACAGTCTGGGGATGTACTGGACGCTTCCGATGGAGGAATTTAGCACTAGCGACGGTAAGCCAATCGTAACCAAAGGTTGGGAACCGTATGCTCCTTTCTTGAACACGCAGCTGGCATACCATGGTGGACAATTCCACGGCGGTATGATAGACGCAACAAAGAAACAGGTAGAATCACTATTATGAATCTAATTGCAGGAGAAATCAAGACGCTGCTAGAAAATCATGATTATGGTTACCCTGTGAGCGTGGTGCGAAGTTTCAATGCTTCAACCAAAGTGTTCCCGCGTATCGTGGTGCGACAGATCAACGATATGACGAGCATCAGGGATGCGAACAAAGAACTTGTGTCGCTCCTGTCTTTTCAAATCGAGATTTACACACAAGACGCGGTGGACGCTACTGGCAAGGTAGTTGGGCGAGTTGATGTAAGCGATGACATTGCGCAACAGATCGACACTGTGATGTACAAACAGTACAAAATGAATCGTGATAGCGTCGCAGATGACGAATCGTACGCAACTGATACTGCACGTAGAATCATGAGGTATAGCTGCGCTATTGACCAGTTCGGCTATACCTATCGAATAGTATAGGAGAACAGCGATGGCCCAAAGTTCTGCTGGTATTAAGCTGTACTACGGTCAGTCCACAGACGGCAATGCTAAGCCCGCCACTTGGACGGAAATCCCCGATGTGACGGCTATTCCGGCGCTCGGTGGCGAACCGAACATGCTCGATTGCACGCCTCTTTCCGAGACTGTACAGAAGCAATATATTCCCGGTCTGAAAGTCCCCGGCGGTGCGCTTGGCTACACGGTCAACATGACCCCGGAAATGCTCACGGCTACGGATGCCGCTTCCACGGTGCCTAAGAGTCCGGCTAAGATGGCGTTTGCCGTCGAATTCCCGGCTCCCCTGAGCTGCCACTACTGGTACTTCGGTTCCGGTGTGAACGTTACTCCTGGTGAGACTGAGGTTGACGCTGTTGTCACCTCCACGTTCTACACCTCTGTGGAATCCACGATCACCAAGGTCACCGGCCCCGTAACCCCTTCGACTGGTAAGTAGTACAACACGACACATGAAAGTGGGGAGAATCAATGCAACGTGAAATCAATGGTCAGAAGTATAATTTCCGTATGACGCGTGGTGGCATTCGTGCTGCCGAGCGTGCCGGTATGAACATGGGTGAGATCGGCGACAAGCCGATGGAAGCCCTGTATTACCTGTGGTACGCGTCCCTCTACGCCGAACATCCGATGGCGATGAAGAAGTGCGATGCGCTGCTTGACGATTATCTGGATGACCCGAGCTGTCCTGAGAGCTACGAGGATTTGATCGGTACTCTGATGGAGGATTATGCTGCGGTTTTCAATATAGCCACAGAGTAACGGAAATATTGAGTGACGAGAAGTCTGTGGCTCCTGACGAAGATGACGAAGATGACGATGACACTCAACAAGCTACTACCATAGAAGATGTGTTCACAGAGGAATGCACGCTAGCAATGAGCATAGGAATGACATACGAGCAGTATTGGAATTCCGAGCCTGAAATATTTCTAGCTTATGCTAAACTCTACAAGCGCCAGACTAAAGCTGACTTTGCCGAACAAGACACCCTTGCATGGATGATCGGTTCTTACGTGGATGCAGCTGTCGGCCACATCATGAGCGCTGCATTTGGTACGAAAGGCAAGCCCAAAGCCAAGTACCCCGATCAACCCGTATACATTACGGAGATCGATGAAAACGCCAAGGCAAAGAAGCGCGAGCGTGAAGCACGTAAATTTGAAGCTAACTTCCTTGCTGCGGTTCACAACATGGGTAAAACTATTGAAGAAGCCGCACGCTAGTAGTGCGGCTTTTTCTATGCTCAGGAGAAACATATGGCACAACAGATCAAGCAAGAGGTCTTAGTTGACGTAACCGTCAAAGGCGGTGAAGCAGCAGCCAAGACCCTTGAAAGCATTGATGCTAAGATTAAGAGCATCAAGCAAAACGCCCGTGGCCTGTCCTCAGCGCTAAGTTCCATGAACAAAGTGAACGGATCGGGTAAGATCAATGCTTCTCTTGGCAGCATTGATACAGGGGGCACGGCTAACCTGCAAAGCTCCATGCGTGCGGTGCAGACGGCGACCTCCAAGGCAGGAGCGGCAGCTAAAACGGCTACGCCTCTGTTCTCAAAGCTCAAAGCGTCTTTGGATGCTTCGAGCAAAAGCGCTAAGTCGGCAAGTTGGAACTTCTTCCGCACCCGCGCGGCGGTCGCTGCCGTGGCTATGGTTGTCAGTACGCTCGGCTTGGGCGCTAAGAAGTGGTTCGATATGGCTTCCGACTATGCCGAAGCGAACCACTTGTTCTACACTACACTTGCATCTTCTTTGAGTGATGTGGCAGAAGCCGAAAAGACAGCCACCATCCAAGGTAAAGACCTGTTCGGCAATCTCACCGGGGACAGTGTTGCCGTGACTCCTGCTGTAGCTGCTGCTGCCGAAGAAGTAGAGCGCATGGCTAAGGCTATGATGCTCGATCCTACACAAATGAAGCGTACGTACGCGACGTTCTACGAAATGGCGAACTCTGCGGGCATGGCGACCGATAAGGTCATGAAGCTGTCGCAGGGCATGACCCAGCTTACGTACGACCTTTCGTCCTTGTGGGACAAGCCGTTCGACGAGACGGCATCTAAGCTCCAATCCGGTATTTCCGGTATCTCCACCGCCGTGAAGTCTTACGGTATCGATATTAGCCGTACAGCAGCCGACCAATGGTTGTTATCCAACGGCATCAACAGCACGTATAACGAACTTGACCGTGCCAATAAGATGATCGTCATGTACAACATGCTCATGGAGCATACCACGACGGCTCAGGGCGACCTTGCCCGTTCTGCTCTGCAACCCGCCAACATGTTCCGTATCCTCGGTGCACAGGCGAGTGTGGCAGGACGTATGCTCGGTGCTGCGGTATTCCCCGTGGTTACCAAGCTCATCCCGCTGTTCATCATGCTTGCTCAAGCTATCCAACGTGCTGCGGCTGTTCTTGCCTCATTCCTTGGCAAGAAGCTAGGAAGCTGGTACACTGAGTCCCAAGATCAATGGAACAGCTATCTGTCCAACCTCAACGGTTCTTTCGGTAGGGTGGATGTTGGTGCTGACGAAATGGAAGATGACTTAGGAAACGTGGGCGATGCCGCCCAAGATACCGCTTCCAAGCTGAAAGAAATCACTGATTTCACCCTTCCGTTCGATGAACTTCACATTCTCCCTGACACGCCTACTGCTGGTGGTGGAGGCGGAGGCGGCGGAGGTGGTGCGCCCGGTGGAGGCGGCGGAATCGACATTCCTATGCTCGATCCCTATCCGTGGGAAGATCAGCTTACCGATGTCCTTCTTGGCGATGCCGCTAAGACGCTCGACATTCTTAAAAAGAAGATAGACGATATCTTCGACCCTGGCACGTTCGACGCGTTCATGCGCGCAACGTCTAAGATGTGGAAAACGGTAAAGCGCGACACGGCACAAGTGGTGGACGCTATCAGGCGTGTAGGGCAAGCGTTTGACGAAAGCTGGGATTGGGTTGACTTCCTAGACGCATTCGCTGAGGGCTTCACTAATGCTAGCGACGTGATCACAGGGGCGATAACCTCGATCCTCAACGCTGTCCCAGGCTTGAAGGACTTCCTTGAAAACCTGCCTATCGTAGGCGACATGTTCAAGGGACTGTTCGACAACATGGACTCCGGTCTAGGCTACGTGCTCGGCGTGATGTTGGCGTTCAAGGGCGTTAGCGGAGCGTTGAAGATTCTCGGCAAAGTCCTCTCCCCTGTGCTCAAACTGTTTCAGACCATCTTCACTCCGATCTCCAAAGTAGCTGGGGCGATCAAGAACATCATTTCTCCCGCTGGTAAAGCTGCCGGAGGTGTCAGCAAGCTGGGCGACGCGTTCGTCGGTGCCGCAGGAGTCGGCAAGCTGGGCAAGTTCGTAAGCAAGATCGGAAAGGCGTTCGGGCCGGTAGGCATCGTGCTCGCCATAGCTGACGGTCTGAGGAGCATCGCCACTGACATTCTGCCGAAGGGTTTGGATCGATGGAGTAAGGTATTCGAGAGCAAAGACCCGATTGGCACTTATTTCGAGCAGATGAAGGACTACGTCGCCAGTGGCGATTGGATCAACAACATCTTGAACCTTGTGCTGTGGGAAGGTGCGCTGGACGATCTTGCCGGATGGTTCCAAAATGCTGCGGACGCTGCATGGAACTTCGGAAAGAGCATCGGCGAGAGTCTCACTCCCGTGTTCTCCACTATCGGTCAAAAGATGGTGGAAGCTGGCGCGACAATCTATGATGCCGTCACTGGCGTGTTCATTGCTATCGGTGATAAGATTGTTGGTATTCTCAACATTCTTGGTATCGACGTGGGCGATCAATGGACAGCCATGAAAGATAGTATCAAACTCACCAGCGATCAAATCCACAGTATAGCAGAAAACGGCTTCAAAGGTATTTCTGAATCGGTCAACCGTAATACACGGGAAGCCAAGGAAGCTGCTGTCAATAATTTTAACCAGACTAGGGGATCTGGTCAAAGTGCTTTTTCCATTCTTGGAAGTGCTATTTCTAGCGCTATGGGCAGCGTTAAAAGCAATGTGACCAATAATTCTGCTCAAATGCAAGTCAATTCCTCCAACAGTTTCAATCGTACCGAAGCTAACGGAAGACAAGCATTCAATAATCTTGAATGGGGCATAAGCCAAAAAATGGCTGCTGCTCGACGGAACACTGACTGGGAAGCGGCGAGTATCCAACGCGCGTTCAATTTCGAGTGGCGCATGCCACGATTGAAGCTTCCGCACTTCAATTGGAGTACTAGGACGATCGGCGGGTTCACTTTTCCGATTTTCGGCGGCATCGATTGGTATGCTAAGGGTGGTATTTTCGACAGCGCCACAATTGCCGGTATTGGCGAAGCTGGCCCTGAGGCTGTCGTGCCGCTACAGGGAGCGCGTATGCGCCCGTTTGCTGAGGCTGTTGCATCCAATATCCATAACAGCAATGACGGGTCTTACAATGGCTCTGCTTCGCTCGACGGCGACGCGCTGGTGGCGGCAATCTCCACCTCCGTGTACAATGCCATGGTTCAAGGCTTCCCGAAGGAAATCAAGACCGACGTTAGTTTGGATGGTGTTAAAGTGAACAAAGAACTTGATCGCATTAAGCGTCAACAAGGCGTTGGGACTAGTCTAGTAAGCGCGGTGTAATCATGGCTACTATTCTACCTACTGGCCTTATCAAGGTCAAGAAATACATTTCCGACGCATGGGTCAACCTTCCGGTCCCTGCGGAGGGCGGTGTCAGTTACGAGATTCAAACCACAGTGGACGATGCGCGTAACGCCAACAACACCATGATCGGCAACCCGGTCGGCACCGACAAGATCAAGCTGAACATCAAATATCCCCCATTGACAGATGCTGAACTTAATAGTATACTGAGGGTATTTGATCGTGAACAAGGCGGTTCGTTCTTCGTTTACGTCAACTATTACGACCCGCGCATTATGCAACGTCGCACAAGCTACATGTATGTAGGCGACCGCTCGTTCGAGCCATGGATCGTTCCTTCCGTCAATGTCGGCGTTCCCAAGCGGTGGATTAATTGTCAATGCAACCTGATTGAGTGTTAATATGGCTAATGTAGGAGTAACGACATTTCAAGGCTCACCCTGTGATCTTGATTGGTACAACTACTTCAAGAATCTCACAGACCACAGAGATATCGAATGTACCGTTCATTTCTGTGAACCAAAACTACTGAATGATAAGATTCATACGCGGATGTTCCCCGTCGCCATGGCGAGCAACCTGCAATGCAAGAACCAAACGACGTATCTAGGTAACGGGAAACTGACAAACTACACCCTTCCCGTTCACCAGCTGGTGTCGATGAACGCTACTGACGAAATCGACCCGCGTTGTCTCGAAACCAAGATTCCCTCTGCCTCGTTTTCTTTCAAGGTGGAGGGGATCGACCACAATACTCCTCTCGCAACCGTTGATGCTTTATTGAATGCGTTCGATGACAAGATGGTTCGCATCTACCGTGGCTTCAACGATCCGAAGGGGAAAATCCTAGACGATAACGGACGCTGGGCACTTGATTATTATGCCGGGTTCGATCATGATCTTGTTTGTCTAGGCAATTACAAGATCGTTGATCGCGAGTACAATTACGAGAAATGCACCATCGAAGTTCAATGCGAACACATTTTCTTCAATAAATTCGCTGAGGATGACACGTACAAAGCGATGCACAAGACGGGTAATCCTGCCAAGACCGCCGTGCTTTATCAACGGTACCCTTATCCTTACAGTGCCGTTACGGTTGAAGGTGGCGGTGATTCTACTCACCCGACCAAAGCAATCAGCTCGTACAAGCTCGGTTACAATGCGTGGGAAATGTTGCGAAGCTCTTCTTATGCTAAATTAGGTTCTAACTCTATTCCACTTTATGGATGGGCGTTCCCCGATGCTACGATGGCATCTTACGGGGTGAACACAGGGGGATTCATCCAAGGAGTTGAGACTAGCTATACCGCTGCTGCTCGTGTATGGAACCTGGCCGCAGAGAACGACCTGCAACAGATCAGGGACACCACCACTCCTTTCACTCGCACGTTGGACGTTCGCGCCACGTTGTGCCAACTCAACAATACGTGGAAAAAGGAAAGCGCTCTCGAAACGCTTCTTTGTTGGAATCTGATGAATTGCATCCATTGGGTTCCTGCGCGTCCATTGCAGAAGCTCCAAGAGGAAATGCAACCGATAAGCAACGACGTGTGTTTCGACGGTACATGGACTATCATGCAAGGTTTATCGCCCACAGAAGATGTGTTCTTAGACAAAACTAAGATTTCTACGTGGACGATGCTAGAAAACGGTAACAACGGCACTTGGTTCCCGACTATCGCCAACACGGTTTACAAGGTTCTTCCTAGTTTTTTGGTGTCTCAATCAGTCAAGAAAGAGAACATCGAATGGGAGCCGGTTAAATGGGCCAAAACCTACTATATGGATTTGCTCAACGTACCGACTAGGCTTTCTACCGATTACTATGCGTTCCAAAATCAAACGTACTTCGCCGATACCGTAGATGTTCACAAGTTCAACACGCCCGCATATCAGCCTTATCCGTCCGATCAGAATAGCGGTTTCCGCATCATGACCAGCCAACCGTTGAAAAACGATACCTGGTACATGAACCGAACTGCTGAGATCACGGGGGCGAACAACTTCGTCGCCGATCTGTTCGGCTTCGACGAACCGGCTAATAACCAGATGGGCGAGGTCAACATCCCCGTTCGCGGAGATAGCGTCCTCGCTTGGCGCGTCCTGTGGAACACCAACATCCGGGGGTTGGCAAACAGGCAACCGTTGTCGCTTGGGCTCATCACCTGTAACCCTACTATATACGCTTACGATGCGAACGGCAACCTGGTTGATGAAGGTTCCACTCAGAACACTAAGGGAATCGACACCATCCACGCATACGGCTTGTACAAGAATCTTTCGACTAGAATGATCGCTCGGGCCAACGTGGGAGATACCAACGTCGCGCCCATGTACCAGCTCACATGGACGATGGTCGATGACCCGAGCTTGCGCGTAGGCACGGTGGTTTGGGTACCTCTGCAAAACGAGTACTTGAAAGTGTACATTACCAAGCAGGAGCGTTCGTTCGATGGCGGTGCGCGCCTCACCTGCACCGGCTGGGCTTATGCTAAGACCGGTCAAAAAGTGTACGATCCGAAGATCACAAACGCGAAATGCACGTATTTCGTCAACAACCCGGACAACGATCCGAAGGGTGAATGGTTCAAGCTCACATGGACTCCCACGGGAGACTACTCGCCTGTGGATACGGTTACCTACGTGTTCACATACACCGATGAGCTCGGAACGTGGTCTAAGACGATTGGGAGCGCGAGCATCCTATTCGGCGAAACAGCGGAATATCTGCTCAACGGCCCTAGGATAGCGCAAGAATCAGGCATCGATCTCGATGAGCTGATCAACGGAAAAGGCTACTTCGGAATCACGGGGTACTTCCCTCCCGACGCCAAATCCGCGTACGCTACCGCGCCGAAGACCATCACCACTTGGGACAACACGGCATTCTCGCAGCTTCATACCGGCTACATACGAGCATCCAATCAGCATCAACCGCTCATCGTCGGCAATCCGCTCCAAGGTTAGGAGAACTTTATGGCTTTACATACGTGGCCCACAGTCACAAATCGAAACGTGGCACAGCCGTCACGCGTTCGTCTCTCCACCGCGCCAGAAGCGGGGCCTGACGTTTACGACGTTACTCCGGTACCTGGTACCGTCGTGAACGATGGCACTTTGATCAACCAAGCCCTTTTCGATCAGATGGAACAGTACGTTAAAGAGCATGACATTCCAATTCACACGACCACGGGTACGGGAGCGGCTTATGCTGTTTCCGTTCCTGTGTGGTCTAATCTAACTCAAACTGAGTTGGACGGCCACATCCTGTGTATCATTCCTAATGTGGCTAGCACTACTGTTAGTCCGACACTTAATATGAATGGGTTAGGTGCAAAGCCGATCTACGCTCCCGGTGGTTCGTCTACAAGCGATCGAGGAAATCTACCAATTGCTAGTTATTTAACAGCTAATGTGCCGGTATATTTGATCTATAATAAGAGTGGCGACTGTTGGATCACTTTGAATGCCGCAACTACTCCTGTGGCTACGAATACAACAGTCGGTACGGTTAAACCTGATGGAAAAACTATAACCATATCCTCAGACGGAACACTTACGAGTAATGCTAAGGACGAGATCGCTGCTCAACACGAACGAGATCAGCTTGAATTTGCCAATGCTCTCATATGCAATAAATCAGGTGCTCTAGTCAATGTAGATAATGCTTGGGGAGTTAAAGCACTAAAGGTTGGCGTTGATGGCAAGAGCGTGCAGACAGTCGGGGTATGGGGTACGAACCTTGTTACCAATGGCGACTTCTCGAATGGGACTGCGGGGTGGCAGACGACAACCGCCTCCTTATCTGCCGCAAACAATGAGCTTATTCTGACAATCATAACGGGTTCAAAACAGGATAGTAGAATATATCAACTAATCGGGGCGATAGCGGGGCATAAATACTACGCACACGGTAGCATTATGCGAACTAACGCAAATACATTTACGCCGAAGATTGGCGGTTCCGACGCTGTATATTTGAAGGCGGTAGCGAATACATATGTTACCTATGGGATTGTGCTCACAGCAGTAGACACAACGTCATACTCCGTGTACCTCGCTGACACTGTCGCAGGCGAAGTCATAAAGTTCAAAAACCTCCTTGCCATCGACCTCACCGCAACATTCGGAGCGGGTAACGAACCCACCGCCACACAGATGGACGAATATCTCGCCGCCTATCCCAACTCGTGGTTCGATGGCTCCGCACTTTTAACCACCAACGGCACACCCAACTCGCCTAGCCCAGAGTATCCCCAAGAGATTGATGTAGTAGATAGCCCGGTGGTGGTGCAGGCTACGGGGAAGAATTTAAGCGGATATCCTTATAAGACTTTTACCGCACCGGCGATTAAAACTATAAATGGTGTCACGTTTGAAGCAAAAGATGATGGAACTATTGTTGCAAACGGAACGGCAACGGCAAATGCGGATGTTGATCTAAAGTGGGGCACCCTGGTTGCGCCAGTCAGAGGATTAGACGTAAATATTTCTGGCTGTCCGCAAGGCGGTAGCGGAACGACGTATCTATTGCGAGCACGGGGTTCAAAAGATAACAAGGTGTTCGGTGCGGAAACGAATGATTATGGGACGGGCACAACTATTAGCGGTGCAAACTTTGTACGTACTTTTATGAGGGTCGCAGCAGGAACAACTGCAAATAACCTTGTATTTAAGCCGCAGATTGAAATAGGTTCAGCAACAACGTCTTACGAACCATACACCTCAAACCAGCAAACCATCACCCTACCACCTGAACACAACTACCTAGCATCGTTACCGGACGGCACACACGACGAATTAGTGTTGCGCGCTGATGGGGTGGCGGTGTTGACTGAACGAGTGGGTAAGGTGGTATTTGATGGTAACGAGAACGTAGAGGTCAACAATGCGACAGTGCCCGGTTCTACTGCGTTTGGGTTTTACAATAGTGTCCAATCAGTCGCGGGGTCACAGGCGATCTCTAGCCATTTTGCGGGTGTGACAACAGGGGGCGTCGTGCCAGGCACTTTCAGAGTGACGGCAACCGCTATTGTCCCAACAATAAACAATGCGACCATCGGTGTGTTGGATACCGACACCGACGCGGTTAAAGTCGCAGCGTTCAAGTCATGGCTTGCGGCCAATCCCGTCACAGTCTACTACAAATTAGCAACGCCAGCTACTAGCTACTCTGCTGACAATGGCACGACATGGCCAACTATCGACCCCGCAGCTGGCAACTCAGCTATACAGCTATATAAAGGCACCAACAACGTCTGGTGTACAGATGCGTTAAGCCCTACGGTTGATCTGGAATATGTGCAAGACACCAACAAAGTAATTAACAAGCTGAGAGCGGCTACCGTCCTTCCTCCGGCTTCCGCAACCACTCTGGGCGGTGTCAAGGTCGGTTCAGGACTCTCGGTCACAGCCGACGGTACCCTGTCTGCTACAAGCAGTGGAAGCGGCTACGTCCTTCCCCCTGCTTCTGCATCTACGCTCGGTGGCATCAAGGTCGGTTCAGGTCTGAGTATCACAGCAGACGGCACATTGTCATCGAATAGTGCTATTACGTTTCCTGTCAGTATCTCACAAGGAGGTACCGGTGCTAACACCGCCCCTCTCGCTGCCAATTCCATGCAGCTTAAAGGTCTTGGCGACGGTTATGCGGTTATGCCCGATGGCTCTGATCTTAATACTTTCACCACGCCTGGTAATTACGGTTGCGCGCTTGATAGTACTGCTAGAACTATTTTGAACACTCCCAGAAGTCCTGAGGTTTCCTCTTCCGCACAAGCATTCAACCTTACGGTGGAAAGCAGTTTGCAAGCAGGTAGCGGTCTCTACTATTTGCGTCAAACGTACAAAGAATGGTGCTATCCCGGCACTGGCGGTTCTGGCATACAGGACGCTGCTACCTACATGCGCGTTACGTCAAATGGCGGAACCACATGGGGGCCGTGGCGAGTAGTTTCTACGCCCATGTATGCAACGACCTACTCTCCCGGTTTCGTCAAGATCGACGGAAGCACGATCACCATCAACTCCAATGGTGTTATCAGCGCTGTCGGCGGCGGTGGCAGTGGAAGCGGCTACGTCCTTCCTCCGGCTTCTGCATCTACGCTCGGTGGCATCAAGGTCGGTTCAGGACTCTCGGTCACAGCCGACGGTACCCTGTCTGCTACAAG